CGAGACGTGGTGCCCTGCGGCAGCCGCGTGGAACGACATCTGCCTGTCGGCCGAGAAGACCAACGCAGATGTGTCCTACAGCATCAACCGCATGCGACCTGACTTCATTGCCGCCTGCAAGAACGTCGACCAAGGCGAGATGGAACGTATTTCGGCCCAGATTGAAGATAAGCTCCGTGGCTCGTCGAATACTGGCCAGATGTTGTTCCTGAACTCTGAGCAGGTACAGTTGGAGCCCATGCAGAACTTTGATGGGTATGTCGCAGGTGACCCAGACGCGCTTATCCGCAAGCTCTGCTCGTACTTCAAGTACCCCTATGCCAAGTATATGTCGACCGAGTCCAATAGGGCCACGGTCAACACCATCATGTCCGAGTGGGCCAAGGACCTCCAGCCTACCATGGGCCTCGTGCAAGATGCGCTGTGCAAGGCATTTAGGGAAGAATTCCCTGACCTTGACACCGACGCAGAGCTTGAATACGAGAGCATCGACGTGAAAGATGATGACATTGAGATGAAGAAGTACGGCGAAATGTGGCGCACTGGTGCCATCGACCGCTATACATACAAGACTGCCATGGGTTTGAAGGCCACAGACGCGGATATTGACGTCTATGTAAGCGTGAGAGCCCCCGCAGGCGCGCAGATAGCCGAAGACCCTACACCCAACAAGCAGGGAGCATAACGTGGAAGATATTGTCGTTCAAGCAATGCCTGCAGATGAAGGTATCATGCTGGCTGAAATCAGCAATACGTCGGTCGATATGAGTGGCGACGTGATGCTGCCCCAAGGCTGTGACGCCAGTTTGTGGCAGGATTCTGGAACTTTCCTTGACGAGCATGACGTGGCCAAGACCCTCGGGCGTGGTCTGGACATCCTACGGACTGAGAATGCTGTGGTGGTCAAGGTGCAGTTTGCCCTCAATGCTGACCCCGCATCCAGCCTTTACAAGCGGGCCAGCGACGCTTGGGCCGAGTACAAGACTGGCGCACGCAATAAATTTTCCATTGGCTTCATCCCGCTTGAAGTGTCCACAAATCCGCACGTTTGCGAGAAATATGGGCCGAATTGCAAGCGGGTAATCAGTAAGTGGCTCCTTCTGGAAGCCTCCTGCGTCACTCTGCCTGATAATTTTGCCACAAAGGTCATTGACATGAAGGCCTTGGGCGAGTTATATGGTGAGAAGTTGACCAAGAAGAGCATTGATGGGAAGGAAGTGACTTATAAGACCATCGACTGCACAATCAAGAAGGATTTGGCCGAAGACGTTGTGGCTGCTGTTGAAGAGGTTATGGCCGTTGCGACGGACGTACTCACTACCGCTGTTACAGAGGCGGTTAGCCAAGCGGAGCAGGGTGAGAACACGCCTGCTGTCGAGCTTGTGACTGAACCAGAGGCCGTAAAGGAAGAGCCCGAACCTATTATCGAAACCAAGGCCCTTCCCAAGCCGTTGCCAGTCTATAAGTCCAAGGTTAATGTGCTGGAAGCGGAAATTAAGCGTAAACGAGGCAAAATCTGTCTTAAATAGACCTCAAACGTACTACATTACAGAGATTGCATCAGCGTCGGATAGAAGGTAGCTCCTTCAGAGCCGAATAGAGCGCAGTCAAACGGGTTCTAAACTGAGGAAAGTATGAACTATCAAGTAAAAGATTTGGATGCAATCGTCGCCTCGAAGGGCAATGAAGGTATTGATGAAGTCAGCGCGTTGCTGGCTGCCCCCGAGACGAAGACGTTTGATGGCGACACAGAAGTGAAATACGAACTTCCTGCTAAGGCGGAAGTCAAACAAATGAAGGAGCCTAAAATGGCTATTGGCGAAGATGTGATTGTTGTGAAGGGTGATAAGCAGATGTTCTGGAAGGGTCTGGCCGAGAACAAGTCGTTCCAGAAGGCTACCCAGACTGACATCGTTGAGAAGGCTTTCCCGACGAATGCTACCAGCCGTCCTGAGCTGTCTGGCGCTATTCGTGAAGCCGTCATGGACCTCACGGCCATGATTTACCAGTCGAAACTGGTTGACCGCGTCCGCAAGATTCCCATGGACACTCCGCACCTGAAGATTCCGACGCTTGTGGCCCAGTCTGGTTGGGCGGCCACCCAGTCGGAAGGTTCTGGCAAGGCGCTGGTGCACATGAGTGGCGACTATGTGAATCTGGAAACGGCGACCGAGTCGGCCTACGTGACGACCAGCAATCAGGCCCTCCGCAGTGTTAGCGCGTTTGCGACCTTGGTTCCCGAGATGCTGTCGGCCCAGATTAGCGCCAACCTCGAAGGCAAGATTACCGCTGCCATGCTGGGCGCGTCGGGCAAGGTTCAGGTTGACCTCGCGGACGTGTCTGGTCTTCCCGAGATCAGCGACCTCGCCACGATGTACACCAAGCTGTTCTACCGCGTTGACGGCAAGAAGGCTCTGGTCGTGAACCCCGTGGTTTACGCTCGAATCCTGAGCTTCCAGAACATCAGCGGTGTTGTGGGTATCATCCGAGTCGAAGGCGACAAGACGTTCTTCCTCGACGCGGAAATCATCCAGAGCCCGACGATGACCACGCCCGCCAGCGGCGCAAGCGGCACCTGCGCGTTCGTGAACCTGAACTACATCGCTCTCGGCCAGTACGGCGAAATTGCGAACGAGTTCAACCCCTTCTACGCTTGGGAGAACAACGGTTCGTCCATCCGTGTTGAAGGCGAGTTCGCAGTGGCTCCCATGAGCAACGTGGCCGTGACCATCAGCGGCACGACCTACAGCGACGTGGTTGTGGCCAAGTAAGAGACGTTCTCCTAGGACTTGGGGCCCCTTCGGGGGCCCCTTTTCCGATTTGTCCGAGACATGTAGAATATGAACACAACTAGGCCGTGGGCACTCCCCATGGCCTTGTTTTTAGAGGAAACCATGGCTAACGAAATCATCATCTCCTATCCTGACCACGGCGCAACCCTGTATGCCACGCTGATTAGGGCATCTGACCGCTTGGTGTGGGACACTGTCTCGACAACCTTCGTGGCTTGGGTGGACGCCAACCTAGGCAGATACGCCATCCCTTTAGTAAATTCTGTTGACGATACGTGGTCCGCAAGCATGCCGCCTGTACTTGAGAACACCTATGTCTGGTCGTTCTATCTGCAAGCGGGGGCTTCCCCAGCCGTCGGAGACACGGTTCTCGATGCCTACACGGGCCTCTGGACGCCTACAACGGTCGGTCTGAGCCCTTATGCCCTCGCGACGCTTGCAGGCCTTAAAGCCGAACTCAAGATCACTGTGAACACGTACGACAACTACTTGATCACCCTGATCAATCAGGCTAGCGCACTGTTTGAGAAGTTGTGCGACGACCGCAAGTTTGTTGCACGCGATTACCATGAGTTTGCCCGCGCCCGCAAAGGCCGCATCATCACCTATCAGTACCCCATCCTTGACGTGTACAACCTTGGGTGGAGTAATTACAACGTCGCCAGCCTCAAATATGCCGCAACTACCGAGATTGGCGCGAGTTATAAGGTAGTGCCTGGCCCTGACGACGGCACTCCCGTGTTTAAGTTCAGCGTTACTGACGAAAACGGGGCTGAGACTGTTCGCACGTACGCATGCGGTACTTATAAGTCCATCAAGACGTTGGCGGCTGCTGTGCAGGCAGATTGGCCCAACCTGACCTTTACTGTCGTAAACAATGCTCCCAGCGACATGCTGATGCCCACCAAACCCATCAATCTGCTGACCAAAGAGCAGCAGTTATATGTGGTTGGCAGCGACATCGACGTGCAGTTTGTTGAGGCCGAGGCGGGCATGATTGGCACAGGCTGGAGCGTGCTGGACGAGTACATCATGGTCAAGTACCGTGCTGGATACGAGGTCGTGCCTGACGACATCCAGTTCTGCGTGACTACCATAGCCAAGAACATGTACCTGCTCAGGTCGAATAACTTCAATATGCGGTCAGTGAGCCTCGGTAACTACGCTTACACCATGGGCGACCGTGACTTGATTACTCCACAGGTGGAAGAGCTTCTGCAAATGCGGTGCCGTAAGTCTATCAAGTAGGAGAACTTATGACTTATATCAACGTGAACCGTGACGAAATGAAGGCCGCGCATCTGGCCGAGCTTACGAAGCAACTATCCAAAGCCAACCAGACGGTGGAATATCACTACTGGGACGAGTATCATAACCGTCCAATCTTCAAGATTATGATTGGCGACTTTGCGGTGGGTGAAGTCCACCTTACGAGGTAACCATGTGCACCTACCGCCTAGTATGGCTTGAAAAGATTGGCAAGGTCTGCGAACAGTGCGTCAAAGACGACACCTATGGGCAGAAGATGCAGGACGAATGCCCAGTCCTGGACATCGAAACCTGCAGGCGGAAAGAGATGCTTGTCAGACACGAACTTAAAGAGTGCCCAATTGGGCTCTGGAAAGCCCCCGAGGACCTATAATGATTGCCCCAACCTTCCTGTTCAACTCCGAGTGCGTCCTGCTGGTTTCCAGCGGGAGTAACACCAAGGGTAACGTATCTTGGTCGTATTCTGGCGTGTCTGGCCTCGGCTGCGCCTATATGGTCGATTCTGAGAGCGAGGCAGCGCTTTACGGGCGTAATTCTGAGATGAATTCGTTCACAGTATGGCTCCCCTACGACACGGTTGTAAAAAAGACCGACATAGTTGTGGTTGGTGGGCTTTCTGGGGATGTTGTGAGCTTGGATGATGTGCAGGGCCGTGGCGTCTACCTCTGGGTGAAATGTGTCGAGGCCGAATAATGGCAACGGATATGAAAGTCGTGGAAGCGACGCTTGCGGGCTTACGACAAGCGGCTGCCTTGGCTACAAGGCAAGAGTCAGATCGTCTGTTCAAGAAGTGGATACTTCTGTACAAGGCAATAGTGACTGGCAACCTCTACCGAAGCGTGAAAACGAGGACGGACGAGGTAAAGGACACCCTCGTAGTGAACGTAGACGTCGCAGACTACGGAATATTGGTTAATGCAGGCGGGGTAAGCCGTACACCCAAGCCGTTTGCTTACGCGGCTGTCAGGGAATTGGCTAAGACCCTCTTAAGAAAGGTAGCAAAATCCAATGGCTAACACACAGCAGAACATGATTGACGCCTTCTACGACAAGCTGAACGCCGTGTCAGGGCTGTCTGGCAACGTATACGACGAGCAGGCGGCTCAGGAGGCTTCCAGCCCCTATTGCGTCTTTTCTCTCGTTGACGATCAGCCAGAGCGCTATTTTGAGGGGTCTGGGCAGGCTGAAGACCTGACCAAAGCACTGTTTCAGGTCAGTATCTTTGACCGCAAGGTAAATGGCTCAAATACTATCAGGGCGCTTGGAGAAGGAGTCTTCCGCGCCCTTGAGAACGTACCGCTGACTATTTCTGGGTTTGCCAATGCCTACACCATCTGCATTAGCAGAGGCACAATGTTGAGAGGAGGGCTAACTGGTGAAGACCTGAACTACATGCAGTTCATTCAGACGTACCTGTTGCAAGCCAATAGAATAGCCTAAATTTGGCCATTGGCGGCATAAACGTATTACCTTATGAAGTTAGGCTTTACTTTACTTTACGACAACCCCTTATTGGGAAGGAAACAAAATGGCAGTTACCGTGATTACTGGCTACGACGGAATGGTGACCTGGTCGGGTATGAGTGGCAAGGTCAACTCGTTCAGTTTTGCTGTTGATGTCAATGCAATCGACACAACTGGCTTCACTGACTCGGGTTGGCGCAATATCACCGAAGGCTGCAAGCAGGCGACTGCTGTGGTCAACGGCTTTGCTCTGGCTGGCAGCGGAAGCGCCGCGCCCATCACGAGCTTTGCTAATGGTGGTTTCAGCATCACCCTTACCCTGCAGGCGGCCACTGGTTGCACCATCTCTGGTTCTGGCCTCGTGACTCGCTTCGCCCTTGACCGCCCTACGTGTGATTCGGCTAAATGCACTTGGAACATCTCGTTCTATGGCCAGCCGACCCTCACGTGGGCCTAATCCATAATAAGGAGAACGATTATGGACTTGCTCGCATACGCACAGCCCCCGATTGTTAAGACCGTGGGAGAGGGTGACAAAGCAGTCGCCCTCTCTTACTCGGTCTTGCTCAACGAAGACTTTGTCACTATGGCCGCAGCCCTACGGCAGGCCTTCTGGGACCTTATCGACGCAGATAAGACCATTAAGTCCCCAGTTGACCGCGCTAAAGCCAAGATGGGCTATACAGTTGGCTTCGGTGACGTGATTCAGTGGGCCATGTACGAGCCTGTTGGCCAGGCGTTTGCGTTATACCTGTCGCTCAAACGCAAGCATCCCGATATCAAGCAGGAAGACATCACTTCTCTCCCCGTCAAGCCAGACGAGCAATTCGAGCTTGTGCAGGCCATCCTTGGCCTTCCCGCGCCCGAAGACCCGCCTGCTGCGGAGGGCGAAGGAGAAAAAAAAGAGACGACTGGCATGACAGCGCCCTAGATGCGGCCGTGATAGCCAACTTCTACCCGTCCTTGGACTACTGGAAGTTGACTTTCAGGCAAGCGCGTGCCTTGCTCTCCCGCGTGCCAGATATTCGTAATCTGCGAGCCACAGGTGTCTCAAAAGAGGATTTTGAGGCT